GCCCCACTGATAAACGGCGCGAAAATGTCTTCGTAAATATTAAAACCAGTGTAAATATATCTGATGTCGGTCATCGTTTTTGTACTAGGTGAATGTAACTCCATTCTAGTGACTTCTACTTGACCTGGAAAGGTTAATTCGCTCATAAAAATGCCTGTTTCAATTCGTTTGCTATTTGCATAATATATTCTTTGGGTACATATTTAATTTCTCTTTTATTATCATTTACTTGCATTTCATATTGATAATTTGTTATTCCGTATAATGCATCATAACTGTCATTTAATGCTTTTTGATGATCCAATGATTCTTTTTTCTTTAAGAAGAAATCATAATCTGCTGTGGATTCTGTTGGAAAGTCAATTGGCCTTGTAATAGCTGGAAAATCACAAGACGTTGGTAATATAGAATCTTGTCCATTATCATTTAAGTATTGTAAATCTAATTCTTTTTGTTTATTGAATACTTCCATTTTTTTAATGAAAATGTCATAAGCCAATGTTGAACGTGATGGGTAACCAGTGGGTTCGTGCAATAAAGAAAATACTTTTGGTAATGGTGCGGTTAATCCACTAATGATGATTTGTTTATCGTCTATGGTTTTTTCATGATGATGAATGTTATCTAATTCTAAACCGTATTTTGATCTACAGTAATCATCGAATGCAGGCATTGGAATTGGGAAATCTGTTAGATAATCGTAACGATCATTTAATAACATTAGAATCCAATGATAGCCCTCCGTTCCATATAATTTGAATGAAATTAATTCTGGGGATTCACCGTCTAGGATTGTATAGTATTCGTATGAAGTTACCAACGATTTAAGTTTTTCTTTGAGTCTAACGTTATTTGTAATGTCTGTTACTGTAGTTGGTATATATTTTCCATTAATTAAAAACGGGAAATCTATTTTCTTAAATTGATTAAAATACATATTATAATCCTTGTTCCCATAACATATCTTTATCTAGTTGTGCTAATTCTTTAAATGACAATGACATTTTAATTTCTGTTGGTGAACCATTAGCGAAAGAAGTTACTGTCCCCCTAGGTGTATATTCAACGTTGACACCCGTTAATACACAAGATGATATTTTATTTATGAAGTCGTTTTCTGTACCCTTTCCTATATGATAAACTATTTGAAATTCATTGGGAAAGTTGTACATGTGGGTAATTGGCATCAATTTGGGTAACATGTGGTATTTAAATTGTCTAATGATTTCATACGCTTGTATAGTTTCTGCTTCATTTTTAGGAAGAAACTCATAAGTGAATGAGAATGTTCTATTATTGACACCCGTGAATAATTGTTCATTTAAAGGATTGATTGCCATCCTTGACGCGAACGATGCAGCAGGACCAGCTTTTTTTAATTTACTTGCAACTTCACCTGCGCCTTTAGAAAGCATTCCACCTAGTGCAGATGATGCAGCTTCCGTTAGACTAAATGTAGAATAATTAGTTTCATAGTTTGTCGATATCGTAGCGGGTAACATTAACAAGATTGTAGTTATCGCGTCGCCTAAAGAACTCTTTGGATATTGAACTGTAGAATTAGCGGATGCGTCCTTTACTGCAGCGGATGAGCTTTTGACTGCACTTGCGGCTTTTTCATTAACATTTTTATTCTTGTTATCTGTGTAATTAGATGCTTGTTGTGTTGGGTCACCGGTGACTGCATTAGTTAAATCCGACATCGCATTTGGAATTGCGTTAAGAGCCGTATTTATAGCTCCACCAACACTATTTCCTGATTTATGAACAAAAAAAGCGACGTAGTTATTACCGAATCTATTATCGCCTGCCTTATCACTTTGTAAATCACTTGGGAACGAGAAATTCCCTCCATTTTCGCCTGACATATTTAACTCCAATTGTTTTTAATGTATTTAAATTTTAAATAATAATAAATGAATTTTCAAATAAAACAAAATGGCAAATAAAAGATATCCAAAACCAAGGAAATGGAAACCAAATAATCCAGAAAAATATGAAGGTGATTTTAATAATATCATCACTAGATCATCGTGGGAGGTTAGATTTCTGAAATGGTGTGATTCCGACCCCACCGTCATTTCATATTCATCCGAGGAATTCTTTATTCCCTACATTTCCGCATTGACTCCAGAAAAACCAAGACGTTATTTTCCAGATGCTAAAATTAAAGTAAGAACACCAAACGGCGTAAAAATTTATGTAGTGGAAATAAAACCACACAAAGAAAGATTTCCTAGTACGTCGAGAATAAAGAAAACGTATTTAGCGGAAACTGAAACTTATATAGTAAATCAATGCAAATGGAAATATGCAAAGGCTTGGTGCGAACAACGAGGATATGAATTTATCATTTTGGATGAATATGATTTAGGAATATCTGTTAGGAAACCAACTAAATCGAAAAAAAGAGGAAGCTGATGTCACAGGTAGAACAGATTAAATCGTTAAGAACAGATAGTAAATTAACCGTAAAACAAGCTGCGGATTTAGCGGGTACGACACCAGAAAAGTGGAATAAAATGGAATCTGGTGAAGTTATAATGCATCCAGCTATGTTGAATAAGTTCAAAGATGCAATTGATAAACTGAAAGAAATATCTAATAAAAAACTCGCTCAAATTAAAGCATTACGGACAGATAATAATTTGTCTGTAAAACAAGCATCTGAAATGATAGGTGTTTCGCGTGACACTTGGAATAAAATAGAATCTGGTGAAGTTGTAATGCATCCAGCTATGTTAGATAAGTTCAAGTTGGCGATTTCAAAGTTACCACCTAAAAGTAAATATGAAAGGAAAGCGCAACCAAGAAAAATAGTCGATAGATTAAAATCTAGTTCTCAGTATGACATCAAAGAACTCGTTAAAAAATCTAAAAGTTGGTTTAACTCAGAAGTAAAACAATTAATGTCTACTGCAGTCGTTAAAGGTAAAAATACATTTAAACCAGAAATAGGCACGATGTATATATTTCACTACGACGCTAAACATAAAGCGACATTACCGTATTGGGATAAGAATCCTTTAATTTTTATTTTTAATATACTGGATGATGGTTTTCTTGGGATAAATTTTCATTATTTACACTATAAAGACAGGATTATTTTATTGAACGCATTAGAATCTATTACATATTCTAATAGGACAGATGTTAGTACGAAATTGAAATTATCTTATTCGGTTTTACAATCGGTCGCTAAAAATAAAAAATATGAGAAGTGTATCCATAGGTATTTATTCACTCATTTAAAAACACCATTAAAGAAAATACATTCGGACAATTGGTTGATCAGTTGCTTATTACCAAACGAATTATTTGTGGGTGCGACTGCTAACGAAATATGGAGTATGAAATAATGGGTCATTCTTTAACTGATTTTATAACATTAACTAAATCCAATGGATTATCTAAATCTTCACATTTCAAATGCACTTTCGTGACACCTAAAAGTATGAGCCGTGTAGGGGGTAACAATACAGCTATAGGAAATGTACCTAATACATATATGTTATTATGCAAGACCACACAAATACCTGGAATGGAATTGTTGTCGATGAATCACGAGGAATTTGGTGAGATACGAGAAGTTCCATATCAAAAGCAATTTTCTAATATCAATTTAACTTATATCGTCGACATAGATTTAGAATTGAGGAGATTCTTCGAGGACTGGATGAATTGTATCATTAATCCAGTTACAAGGTTACATGGTTACTATGATGATTATGTAACGGATATTATCATCGAATTGGAGGATAGTTCTAAAGAAGGAAAAGTTAGGTATAAAGTAAAATTATATGAATGTTTTCCTAAAAGTATAGAAGCGATTAACCTAGATTATTCTGCGACTGGTTTCACGGAATTGACTGTGAGCATGAATTACAAATATTATAGAATTATTGGGAATGAAGAATAATGTTAAACATAGAACGAAATTTAAAGAAAATCTTTGTTTCTGACGATATCATAGAAGGTGAAGTATTGGAAGTTGTAGAAGTAAATGAACAACCGCAACCAGCTACACCCGCGAAATATGATGTTACAGCGGATGACGATTATAAAGAAGCAAGGACTAATATAAAGAATTTGTTATCTACTGGCGAGGACGCATTGGATATGATTCTAGAAATAGCGAAGGAATCTGAACAACCAAGGGCGTTTGAAATTGTCGCTACCATGATGAAACAATTGTCTGATATGAATCATCAATTAGTGGATTTACATGAAAAGAAAAAACGTTTGAAGAAAGATATAAAGGAAGAACCCGTTGGTGGAAATACTACCGTCACGAATAATGCAATTTTCGTGGGGACTACAACGTCATTGAATAAAATGATAGAAGAACAATTATTGAAACAAAAGGAAATTTAAATCATGTCTTTACCAAAACAAATATTACCAACATATTCAACAAAACTTCCGTCTACTGGCGAAGAAGTTAAATTTAAACCATTTACTACAAAGAATGAAAAGGCGTTATTGTTAGCGCAGGAATCCGAAGAACTCGATGTGATGATCGATACGTTAATCGATGTATTGAAGGATTGTATCATAACTAAGTTAGATTACGATAAATTAGCTATTTTCGACATCGAATATTTATTTTTGCAGATTCGTTGTAGGTCTGTTGGTGAAATAGCGGAATTGATTTTCTCTTGTGATGTATGTACCGATGAGAAAGCTAAGATGAAGGTTTCTTTTGATTTGAATAAGGTAAATGTAGAATTCGATAAAACACATACAAAAAGGATAGTGTTATTCGATGAGGTTGGTGTATTGATGAAATATCCAACATATAAAACATTGAATAAAATTAACGAGAATAAAACAGAAGGTGAAATTGAATTTGATTTGATATTGGAATGTATTGATTACATTTTTAATGGAAATGAGATACATAAATTAGAAGATGAAAGTCCACAAGAAGTAATCGATTTTTTCGATGGATTGACTAAACCTAATTTCCAAAAGATATATCAATTTTTTGATACTATGCCTAAGTTGGTACAAAGGGTAAAATTTAACTGTCCTGTTTGTGATAAGACACATAATAAAATAATGGAAGGAATCGAGTATTTTTTCTAGTATCCCTCTCGCACGATTCTTTATTAGAATTTTATAAAATGAATTTCGCGTTAATGCAGTATCATGGTTATTCATTAGAAGATTTAGATAATATGTTACCATTCGAGAGGGAAATTTATATTTCTATGTTGATATCGCATTTAAAAGAGGAAAAGGACAAACGTAAAAGGAATCAACGATAATGGATAAAGAATTATCTCCACTAAAAAAGTTATTAGAACAACAAGAAGTGTATAACGCTATCATCGGTGATGATATTCGCGATATTAAACAAACACAACATTCGTTATTATCCGAAACTATCGATAATAATAAACTCGCGGAACGTGATACGATAGGAACCAATACTACATTTAATTCTAATTCTGTATTGAATGATTCTAAAGAATTAGATAATGAAGAAACCGCATTAGATAATGACGATAAAATGTTGCATATTTTAAAAAGTATCGACGATAAATTGGGTAAAGGTAAACCAGTAACTCAAACTCATAATATCACTGAGTTGTTATACTTGATTAAAAATAGTTCATCTTTGACACAAAAGTCGGTATCTAATGAACAAAAAATAGAAAATAAAGAAAAAGAAGTCGAAAAGGTCAAAGAACCCGATAATTATTTCTTTAAAGGGTTCAAAGATTTATTAAAATTAAATGAACGAAGTCCAATTTTACAATTTATCAAAGAAAGAAAGGTATTTAAAGATATAGCGAAAGAAACTGGTGGAAAATTAGATAAACGATATACCCTCCGTGGTGCATTATCTAACGTAAAAACTAATTTAGTCGATAATTTAAATCCATTTAAAGATGCGGTAGGCGAAGCTAAATTACAAAAAGAATATGTAGCTAAAGTATTGAAGAATAATGCTGAGATTAGGGAACAATATAAAAATTCAACGATTGAACAACGAGAAGAAATCGTAAAGAACCTAACTGCGGATTCTATCCAAATTAAAGAGTTATCTAAAGTTCAAGCAAACTTAGAACAGGCATTTGAAAATAATATAAAAAATGGTGTATTCGATGAAACACCAGAATTAGTCAAACTAGAAGCACAAATCGAAAAATTAAAAACTTCTATTAATGCAATAGATAAAAGTGTATCTGTAACAAATGAAAAAGTGTTAGAAGGTGAATTAGTAGAAACCACAACTACAAATTCTAAACAGAATACTGATTCTGTTTCTAATTCAATAAATTCTGAATTAATAAATATAGGAAATGATTTAAAAGAAACCGTAGAGCGTTCTAATGTAACTACTACAAATTCTAAACAGAATACTGATTTAGTAAACGATTTAAAAGAAACCGTAGAGCGTTCTAATAATGTATCTTCCGTTAATGTCACGGAAAATTTGAATGATAAAACTAATGTATCCGAAGAAGAAAAGGGTCAATTAGATTTTCAAAATAAAGTGTTGGAAATAGAAAAGGGTCAATTAGATATACAGAAGAAAATATATGCTTTATTAGGTGAACAACTACCTAAACTATTAGAATCGAAAAAGGAAGATTCAGAATCAAATAAAGACAAAAAAGGTTTATTTTCTAATTTATTTGGTGATGACGATGATGACGACAATGGCCTTAATAAAAAACGGAAGTTCAAAAATCGTAAGAAAAAAGGATCGCTTAAAAGGGGGCTTGGTAGTAAGTTAAAGGGTATCGGAAGGGGATTAGCTAGACCAGCGGTAGCGTTGGGCACAGCTGGATTAGTTGCAGGAAGTGCAGTGGTTTCTGGTGGTGTCAAACTAGCGGAAGAAATCGCTCCTAAAATATCACCAATGATAGAAACGGCAAAAGAAACTGTTCCTAAATTAACAGAAGGAGCAAAGAAATTAACTCCTAAATTGGTCAATAACGAAACCTTAAAGAATACTGGCGAGTTAATAACAAAATCTATTTCTAAACGTTTACCAAAGGCGATGGTTGGTTCATTATTAAAACAAATACCAGTGTTGGGTACTGTAGCAGGAACATTGGCAGGGTTGGCATTTGCTGGTAAGGAATTATTAGAGGGTGATATAGTTGGCGCAGGTCTTGAAGCGACTTCCGCAGTTCCTATCGCGGGAGTAGCGGCTTCATTAGGCGCAGTAGCCAGGGATGTCTATTCCGATGTTTATGGAATAGAACCAGAAAAAGATCCAGATGTAGGTGCAAGATTCGAC